CCCATCATGACCGCCGGCAGGACTGCACGGTTGTGCGCCTCACATTTACTCCGCCACCCGCCCCGCCCGGCGCCGCACTTTTCCTCCGCCGTCAACATATTTCTGCGAACGGTGCGTCGAGGCGTGCTTGGAGACGTGACATGGAGAGGCAGGCCGGCTATCAATCGTCTGACTCGCTGGGCGGCACTAACTTCGCGGCCGGGGCCGTGAACTTCGCTTCGTCCTTGGTGACCTCGACGACCTTGTCCACCGCGGCACGAAGCCTCCTGAGCATTTGGAGATTGTCCTTCGGCTGAATCTGAAGTTCGTCGTCGATGAGGACGATCTCGTGTTGCTGCTTCTTCAAGTCTTCGGTCAATCGGCCGCCGTTGTGAATAAGGGCGTGGCGGACAAGTCGTGCCAGGTTGATCTCGCGGTGGAACCAGCAAGGGTCGGCCACGTTCCTGCGGAACGCAGTGCGAAGCCCAACGCGAAATTCTTCCATCGGCGTTCGCAGCGATGTCGCTCCCGTCGCGACCTTCAGGCAGTCCACCAGGAAGACTTCGTAGGCGTTGTAGAACGCAACGAATGTAACCCGCTGCGAGGACCACAGGCTCAACTTGAAAGCGATTTCTTGAAGAAAGTCCTTCCACATCGGCTCGATGGGGAAGTCCTCCCTGACCTTAGTGGTGCGCTCGCGGAACTCGTCGGTGATGGTCGCGAGCGCCTCGGTGACGCGGGCTCGTAATGAACCATTCTCAAAGAACTCAGGTACCTTTTGTGATAGCTCGGCGATGATCTTGTCCGTTAACGATACGACGCTCGAATCCGGCGAAGCGTAGGTGCCGCGGCCCACGGCGGCGGCGTGCGTGGCGCGGACGGCCGTGGCGGGCATCTGCGCGGTGTAGGCGGCAGTCCGCCACGCCAGGGCCAAGTCGAGCAGCAGACGTTCCAGTACTGTCCCCTGCTTGATCGGGCCGAGCGTCGCCTTCGCCCATTCGTCGGGCATGTACCCCTGGTAGGAATTCAGTTCGGGATCGATCTGGATATGTCGGTCGGGTTCGGCCATGCTGCGGCACCTCGCTCATTGTCCTCTTCCCGAGACAGTCAAGAAGAACGGCTGGTTCGGGGTGAGACGGACGCGCTGCCGGAAGTGTGGGCGGCCTTCAAATGGTGGGAGCTGCCCTACGACTTCGACCACAAGGTCAACACGCGGCCCGATCGCCGGTTCACCGTTCGCGTCGCAGGGACGCTCGCCGGCGGCCACGGCTGCTGGATGATCGACCGGCCTGCCCTAATTCGATTGCAGTAATCCTCCTCATTGGACGCTAGAATCTCTTGGTCCAAGACCGAATGTCTCGCAGCGAATCTGCAGGCTGCGTTAGCGAATAGCCTTACCGGAGGCTACAAATGTCTGGCCGGAACAGGAAAAAAAACCGCCCCAGCGGCAAAGCTGCGCTTACCGCACCCCTTCCGCAGCTGAAATCTCCCGCCGAGTCTGAGACCGACAAACGCCAAGATCACCAGATTTGGTCGAATCTCCGCTTCACTATCGCATCCATGTCCCTGAATCTGATCCTAACGGTCATCGCCGTTTGGTCCGGCATTTCCGCCGCCAAGTCCGCTGCCGAAGCTGCCAATGCCAACAGCCTGTTGATGGGGAAGACCCAGGCATCTTTCGAGCTGGTCGAAGAAACCAATCGCGACCCTGCACGCTTCAAGGAATTCATGCGGCCGAAGGAGGGAACCGACGAGCTTGTCTTTCGCATCGAGAGCGCTGACGAGCTGATGCGATGGGGGCCCTATGTTCGCGTCAAGAATACCGGTACTGGCCCAATCGATGCGATTCGTATCGATGTCCATTACTCTTACGGGAGCGCGTACGGGATCGGCGTGAAGCAGATCGAGCCTATCCCGCTCATCGTGAACGACAACAGTAGCCACGAAGCCACCAGCTTCGGAAAGCTGATGCCCGGCCAGACCGTCCGAATTGCCCTGGCGCCGATCCTCGTTAACCAGATTTCTCGGTTACACTGGACGGACTACGCCGACAAGGACCATATGGGCATCTTCACGATTCGCGCCTACTGCCGCCTCGTCGGTGCCACCAGCTATGACCGTGCGCCAGACGAGCAGACCGAAGTATTGACGTTCCACTGGCGTCCTGCGGGCCTCCGCCCTGATGCAAAGCACGTAAAAGAACTGCTGGCAATCAAGCCGGAGGTCAAGATCGAGTGATTACCTGCCTTTGCTGCGAACGCAACCACGGTGCCTACCAACCCGAATGCGATTGCGATTCGGGTTGTTGCCCCGCGTGTCTCTTGTGCGGCCGGCACTGCCGGTGCCCCGATCCGCCGACGCGCGCCGCTGCGCGAGGAACACCGCTGCCATTTGGAAAGGTAGTCGATGAAGCCATTGCTCAGGGCGTGGCGTCGATCGGCTACGGCGACGATATGGATGCGATGTTCGGCCTTACCTTTGCTAACCCGGGCGATGACGCCCCAAGCTGCGATGCCGCCGACCCGCGATTCCATGAACATTGGGTTCAGCAATACGTAAAGGAGAACTTCGAGCATTTGGGATTTGACCACATTGAAGGGCCGTATTCGCAGGGTCCGGATTATCGGGCCCGGCCGCGGGGCACCGAGGCTCTCGTTGAGGTCGAGGTCGAGGTCCGTTTCCGCAACTACGTGAAGCACGGCCACCACGAGAGCCGCGCGTTTTCCAAGGTCGGCATCCTGATCGTGCTTGAGGAGGGGGAGCCGCCCGACGACATTCGGCCGCACCTGCCGGCGAAGATCATCCACGTCGATCGGCAGCACTTTGTCGCTTGGTACGAAAACGCCAACCGTGACTACGACTACCGCCGGCCCGAGATCCAGGGTGTCCTGCAGCAACGCGCGCCGCTGGCGGTAATCGCCGGCGGCTTCCACGGCCGCTGGGTTGAGGTCTGTCCGCACAAAGAACGGGACATGGCCTCGTGCCCCGACTGCGATGGGTGTCCTTATTTCGGCAATGGTGAGCCAGGCGAAGCGGGCGACGTGTTCCTCGAAATGGCCATCGCCTTCGCCGAATCGCATTATCCGAACGGCATCAAGCTCGCCGATGTCACCATCGAAGAGATGGACGCGTTCTTTGCCGATCGGCTGATCGGCGGTTAGGCATCGCGGATCATCGCGAAGTCGCCCCCCGAATCCCAGATTTCACCCCTGTTTTCGCCCCCATTGCGCCCCATCTGCGCTCGAAATACCCCGCTTTTCACCCACATCTTCCACCCGTTTGCGCCCCGGCACTTCGGGTACTCTGCACGCTCGTTCGCGTGACGGAGGTCTCCCATGCCGGCCGCCCAGATGACTGTCGACGAGCGCTACCTCGACAAGCGCGCAGTCGCCCGTCTGCTCGGCCGGTCCGTGCGTCACGTTGAACGGTTGGCCGCGCGCGGCCGGCGCGGGTTCCCGGCCTCGATCATTCGAGGCGGACGGCGGGTGTGGGTGGCGGCGCTAGTCAGGGATTGGGCCAACCAGCGGAGTACGGCTTGATGAGTCAATCAGCCGCTTCTGAGCGGGGCCAAAGTCCCCGTTTTTCGAGAAACTCTTCGGCCATCATTTCGAGGACGGAACGGCGAGTCGTCTTTGGACGATGCCCGGCCACAAAGGAATCAATCGCGGATAGAAGCTCGGGGTCGAACTCGGTCATGAACGTGGCGGTCTCGCCCCGTTCGCGCGCCCTGCCCTTGGCAACGGCTGTCATTTTGCGTCCTTTGGTTTTCTTCGCGGCCATGCCGCTGATGATACGGTCCGCGTCATTGTACAGCGATACCAAGGCCGACCGCTACCTCGGTCGGTCAATCCACATCATTTCCTGGTCAATCTATATATTGACTGGTATTGACTGGTATATACCAATGTTTAGAATGGTCCCCGGGCGGACTGCCCGCCCTGACGGAGGTGTTCGATGGCGGCGACGACCGAGCGGGTGAAATTCCCCCACATGTACCTGACCAAGGCCGAACTGGCCGTGGCCCTCCGCTGCTCCAAGCGGACGATCGAGCGGTACGTCAGTTCCGAGTTCCTCGGGTTCCCGCGGCCGGTGAGGCGGATCGGCGGCAAGTTGCTCTGGCGATCCACCGCGGTCGAGGACTGGCTCCGCAAACAAGAACAAACGGCCAACTGAGGCGGCTGGCCCAACGACGGAGGCGGCCATGTGGACGGTCCTTTGGTGGAGCGAGGCCCAACGCGAGGGCGAGCCGATCGGCGAATACGCCGACCGCGGCGCGGCGGAGGCCGTGGCCGACGGCCACAACGCCCGGTACCGGCTCGCGGCCCGCCACGCCGGCAAGCCCTGGGGCGAGTCGCTCGCCGCGGTCCTGCCCTCCGACGCGGCGGCCGCGATCCTCATGGGCCGGGAGCGGGGCCGGAAGGCGGTGACGTCGTGAGCCTCCCGACCGACGACCTGCCGTCGCATGCACTCTGCTCGAAGCTCGGAGAGGCGGCTGGCCGCCTGTTCGCCGTCACGGCGTTCGTCGTGGCCCGCGGCGATGACGCCGGCGTCGACCGGATAAACGCCGCCCTGCTGGGCGCCGCGAACGAGCATCTCCGGTCCGTCATCGGCAACCGCCCGTGGACGCACCGCTCGACCTATCGAGACCTGCAACTGATCCTGGCCGGCCGGCTGCGGCTCTGCCTGGCCGAACTGGAGCGGGAGGAAACGCCGTGAGCGAAGACGCATTCGTTGCCGCCGTTGTCGGCGGCCTGATCGGCGGCCTGTGTGCGGCCGGCATCGTGCTGGGCACGGTTTGGGCGCTCACCGCCAAATGGGCGATGCTCGGCCCGGACGAGAGGCAATTCAACCCGCCAGCGGATGAGCCGCCCGAGCCGGTGACGTGCTGGGGCTGCGGCGCGAAGGTCGGGCGGACGGAGCCCGTGTGCGAACACTGTGGGGCCGTGGTCGCGCCTTTCTGAGGAGCCTGTCATGGCCGGCGAACCGAGCCTGTTCGGGACCGATTACGAGGCGCCGGGGCACGCCCCGGCGGTCGGCCGCAGCCGCACGTCGAAGCTGGCGGCGAAAAGGATCGACCCGAAGCTGAGCGAGCTACAGACGCGCGTGCTCCTCTTCGTCCGGAGCCGGAACGACGACGGGGCCACCGACGAGGAGATTTGCGAGGGGACCAAGCTCTGCGGCGGCACGGCCCGGGCCCGCCGCGTCGAGTTGGTCCGCAAGAAATTCGTCCGCGACAGCGGCCGGACCCGCCCGTCCTGGAGCGGCCGGCCGATGACGGTTTGGGTGGCCGCCTGGGGCGACTGAACGAGGGGGAGTCATGCTCATCATCAAGCGGGCGGTCGGCGAGCGGTTCCGGCTCAAACTGCCGGACGGCTCCGAATGCTGGGTCTCGGTGCAGGAGCTGGAGGGGCGGCTCGTGTCCCTCGGCATCACCGCGCCCAGGGCGGTGCGGATCCTACGCGAAGAAATTATCCCGCGGGCGGACCGCGGGGCGGACCGGGCGGCCGGGGCCGTTTGACCCCGCCGCGTTCTTTTTACGACGGAGGCGATCGTGACGGACCAGACATCGGCGGACGCGGTGAAGGCGGCCCTCGCCGAGCCGTTCCACCCCCGCGAACTGAAGTTCAAGCCCCAGGTGGTGAAGGACAACCGGGCGCTCGGCGTCGCGTACGTCGACGTGCGGGTGGTGCAGGAGCGGCTCGACGGCGTGCTCGGAGTGGACGGCTGGCAGGACGAGTACGAGGTCCTGCCGGACAACACGGTGCTCTGCCGGCTGCGGTGCAAGGTCGCCGGCGAGTGGCTGACCAAGATGGACGTGGGCGCCCCGAGCGAACAGCCGGATGGCGGCGACCGCATGAAGGCGGCGTTCAGCGACGCGCTCAAGCGGGCGGCGGTCAAGTTCGGGGTCGGCCGCTACCTCTACCGGCTCGGCGGCTGGTGGCTGGACTTCGACCAGAAGAAGCGGCAGTTCACCCAGGTGCCGCAGCTGCCGGCGGGAGCGCTCCCGACCGCCATGCGGGCCGGGCCGGCGGGGAAGCCCCTGCCGGCGCCGGCGGACGCGCCGAAGCAACTCCCGGCGGCGGCCGGCGCCGACATCGACCCGTCGGAACTCACGCCCGACGCCCTGCTTTTCAAGCTCCACACGCTCATCACCCGGAAGTCCAAGGCCCAAACCTGGAAGGCCGCCCTGCTCTACTTCGGCGCGTCGATCCCCGAGGGCTGGGAGGAGCCCGAGAACGACGACGACGTTCGCTCGATCGGCGAATGGTTGCCCCTGATCGTCGCCAAGAAGATCGAGGCCGCGTTCGCCAACGGACGGCCCAGGGGGCGGTGACCGATGGCCGGCCGGCCGCCATTCTTCGCGTTCTACCCGGCGGACTTCGCCGGCGACATCAACGTCGAGGCCATGACGACCTTGCAAGTCGGCGCGTACATCCTCTTGCTGTGCAAAGCCTGGCAGGCTGACCCGCCCGCCTCGCTCCCGAACGACGACGCGGTGCTGGCGCGGCTCGCGCGCCTGACTCCCGCCGAATGGTCCGAAGCGAAGGCCGGCGTGCTCTCCCCGTTCGTGCTCGGCGCTGACAACAGGTGGCACCAGAAGCGGCTGCGCAAGGAGTTCGAGACGGCCAAGGCGAAGAGCAAAAAACGGGCGGCCGCCGGGGCCGCCGGGGCCAACGCTCGGTGGCGATCGGATGCGATTGCCATGCGGTTGCCATGCGATGACGATGGCAAACCCTTTTCTGGTTCTGGTTCTGGTTCTGGTTCTGAGTCTGGATCTGGGTCTTCTGCGAGTGGGGTGGGGGGTGCGGGGGGCGGGGCCGGCCCGCCCGTCCCGTTCGCCCCGGACATCGACCTGGCCCAGCGGTGGGTGTTCGAACTCAAACGCCGGTTCCGCGGGATGCCGGCGGACCGCGTGGCGGACGCCGCCGCCGCGTTCGCGGAACTGCTCCGGGTCGGCCACCAAACCGAGGCGCTCCGGGCGGCGATCGAGGACCCGGCCCGCGACAAGAACCAGACCCTCCCAGAATTCCGCGTCTGGCTGGCGAAACGCCAAGCCCCGCCGGGGGCGGCCGGCGGGTCACTGGCGAACCGCGGTTACGGCTCGGTCGCCCAGCGGATGGCGGAGCAGCGGCAGCAGCGGCGGCACGAACTGGAGGCCCGGAATGGTCAGCACTGACCTCGCCCCGCGGAACGGCACCGGCCACGCGCCGGGCCCCGCCGCGCCGGCCCCGGACTGGTTCGACGAGTGGGCCGAGTACCACCTCCGCGGGTTCGGGCTGCCGATGACGGACGACTTCGCCGCGACGTTCAACATCTGGCGGGAGGTCTTTCGCCACCTGCGGTATTCGTCCGCCGACCTGTACGCTGCGACGGCGTCGATGATCGCCAGCCCGCCGCCGCCGGCCCGGTTCGGCGAACTCCTCGAAACCCACCTGCGGTCGATCCACGCCGCCGTCAAGGAGAACCGCCGGCTCGCGGCCCGGGCAACGGCCGGGTTCGGCGACGAGGCGTCGACCTGCGGCGGCTGCGGCGATTCCGGCTGGGTCGTCGTCCCCCACTGGCGGCAGGTCGACGCCGGCTCGTGGCTGTCGGCGGCGACGCAGGTGGTGTACTGCCGGTGCCCGGTCGGCCGGGCGCGGCTGGCCGAGATCGAGGCCCGGCTGGCGGAGCCGGCCAAGCCGGGCGAGCGGCGGCGGGGGCGGTCGTTGACGCTCGAAGAGTACGAGGCGAAGGTGCTGCCCGACTGGCGGCGGGTGATGACGGAGCGCGACGCCCTGGCGGTGAAGCTCTGCCCGTCGGCGCCGGGGCCGATGGCGGACGTGGCGGACCGGCTCTGGCGGAAGTACGTCCGGCCCGGCGGCGAAGGGGCGTGACATGCGGGCCGCGGCGACCAATGGGATCGTGCTCTCGACCAGCCAGGTGGCGACGGCGCTGCACTGCAGCGAGAACCTCGTCAAGCAACTGATGGACCTGGGCGAGTTCCCCGGGGCGTTCCGCCACCGGGCAAACCGCCGGTACCCGATCGAGGGCGTCCGGGCCTACTGCGAACGGCACGGCCTGCCGGTCCCCGCGGAGTTCGACCGGCGGCCGGCGACGACGCTCTTGGCCGTCGGCGTGCGGCCGGCCGACCTGACCCGGCTGATCCTGGCCGCCCCGGAGGTCTCGGTCTGGCCGGCGGCGACGGTCTTTGAGGCCGGGCGGGTGACGGCCCGGCTGCGGGCCCTGCACGCCGCCGTGCTCGACGCGCGGGACCAGCCGCGGGCGCTCGTGCTCGAAGTCGGCCGCGAGCTGCGGGCGTCGGCCGGCCCGCGGCTGCGGCTGCTCGGGATCGCCGCCGAGGACGACCCGTCCGTCGCCGGCTGGGCCGACGCCGGGTTCGACACGGTCTACACCCCGGCGTCTTACGCCGGCCTGGTCGACCGGCTGGCGGCGGACGTGCGGGAGGTTCAGGCGTGGTGAAGCCGCCGAAGAAAACGGAGAGGCGAACCGTGACTCGCGCGACGACGATCGAACTGCTGGCCGCCGGTCCGGGCGGGGTTCCGGTGCGGGTGTGGTTCCCGCACGGCGAACGCCACCTAGAATTCGTCGGCGGCCCGATCGCCCGGTCGGTCCCCGTCACGCTGCGGTTCACCACCCGCATCCGGCGGCGGCTGCCCTACGTCGTCCGCGTCTTGCGGCGGCGGCTCAAGGTCCACGGCTACCGGCTCACGTTCCAGAGGGCCAAGGCATGACCGACACCCGCCCGCCGCTGACCCAGGCCCAGGCCGCCGTCCGGGACTTGATCCGGGGGCACGTCGCCGCCCGCGGGTACGCCCCGACCATCCGCGAGATCGGCGCGGCGTTCGGCTTCCGGTCCACGAACGGCGTCGTCGGCCATCTGAATGCACTGGAGAGGAAGGGCTACCTCCGCCGGGATCCCGGGCGGGCCGGCGGCATCCGCCTGATCGGCGAGCCGCCGGCCGACGGCGACGGGCTCCGCGCCGCGGCCCGGGACCTGGTCGCCCGGTGCCGGGAGTTGGACGTGTGCCTCCGCGACCCGGAGGCCGCCGGCGTCGACGGAGAGACGACACGGTCGGTGTGGCGGCAGGCGATCGACGCGCTGGCGCGGCTATTGCCGCCCGAGTAACGGCGCTGTCGGGCAATACGATCGACATTGGACCTGCAGAACAGACTGGCGGACCGTGGGCAATGCCTAGCTCAACCTTGATCCGGTCGGGGCTGACCGCTCGGTCTGTACCTTTCCTGAATGACTCCGATCGGCACCCACGTAGTTTCGCCTTCCGCGAGAGCCATCGCGGTACGTTCAAGGATTCCAGAGTCCAGCCACTCTGCCAGTTTTTCCCCAGTAAACGGGCCATCCTTAGACGTGCCATCTCTTGTAATAAACCAAGTCGGAGTCTCGCTTGCGGGCGGTCCGTCAAGCAGTGGAACGGCTTCAGTTGGCGTTTTCTCTGGCGCAATGTCCGCGCGTGCGGGCTGTAGATTCAGAAGTCGAACGGCTTCAATTGGCGTTTTCTCCGGCGCAATCTCCTCGGTACTGGGAGCAAGATTCAGTCCCTTGTTAACGGTCGTTAGCTCGGCCAGTTCGTCCGCCATCGAAGTCAGTTCCTCGAACCTGCGAGCGGCCGGGAAGAATCTAGTTTGAAGTGACGAGACTGATGCGTTGTAGGCTTCGATCACGCCACCGATCTTGTCCCCGGTTTTTCGGAAGTGTTCCAGCCACGTCGCCGCCCGCCTGTGCAGTTCCTTTCCGTGTTCCAGAATGACCTTCGCGTTCTTGCTGATCACAAACTGCTGCCAGCCGTAAGCGATTGCCTTCATGAATCCGAGCAACGTGATCGGGGAAGCCAAGATTACCTTTTGCGACAAGGCGAATTCGATGATCTCAGGATCACATTCGTAGGCCGCCATCAGGCATGATTCGACGGGGATGAACATGATGACCAATTCGGGGGACGGCTGGAATTGCTCCCAGTAGCCCTTTTTTGCCAGGTCCTTAATGGTCTGCCGCAAAGTCCTCGTATGTTCCACCATCTTGCCGTGCCGGAGTGCTGGATCGGTCGAAGCCATTCCTTCGAGGAACGCCTGGAGGGGAAACTTAGAATCGACGGTGATTTGACCTTGGTTCGGTAGATGGACGAGCATATCCGGCTTTCCATCGGTACCGCCGACTTGCTCGAAGAAAGAAACGTGCTCGTTCATGCCTGCCAACTCAACGATCTTCCTGAGCTGGATTTCCCCCCATCGCCCCCTCACTGGCCCCGACTTCAGCGCGTTGAGCAGCTGGGAAGTGGCGTCACGAAGTTCCGCATACGCCTTCTGAAGGTTCTCGACGTTGTGGGTGAGGCCCTGGTAAGCCGCTTCTCGTTTTCGCTCCAAGTCCCGGATGTTGTGGTCGATCTTGTTTATGTTTGCTTCGAGAGAAGTCTTGAGCGTGCCGATTTGCGTGACGTGCGAACCGAGCTGTTGGTGAATCCGGCCTGAAAAATCCGACGCGTTCTTGTGGAGGGCCTTGGCAGCTAAGGCGTCGAATGTCTCGCGAAGGTTCTCCTGCGAATCCCGTATCCAGTCAATCTTCTCCAGGTCGGCGGCATGTTCGGCTTCCAGCGTTGCCACTCGTGCCTTGCAATAAAGGTACGCGATGGTCGCGCCGACAACGCCACCGATTGCGAGGGCCGGGAACAGAGTCAGCACGAGGATCATGGGCGTGTCCATGTACTCACCCTCATAGCCTGCTTTGGCGAGGCGTCGTTGCGGCCCAACTATGGATAAGCCAGCCGGCGCTGCATCGTACCGGCTAGCGGGCCACCGGTCCAATGTAGTTCCGGAAAGGCCCCGGCGTTACGGTTGTCCCATTCCAACCCGGGCGCGGGCTGACACGGCCCTCGACCCCCGACTTGACGGCACTTCTGGCCGCCGCCCACAATAGTGCAATTATTTCCACTATTGTTGACCGTCTCATGTTGATTCGCGACCGCATCAAAGACCTCCGCCGCGTGCCGGCCTCAGCGCTGCGGCCGAACCCCAAGAACTGGCGAACGCACCCGACCCATCAGCGAGACGCGCTCCGCCACGTCCTGGCCGACATCGGCTTCGCCGACGCCGCGCTGGCCCGCGAGCTGCCCGACGGGTCGCTCGTGCTGATCGACGGCCACATGCGGTCGGAGGTCGCCGGCGACGCGCCGGTGCCGGTGCTCGTGCTCGACGTGACGGAAGCCGAGGCCGACCGCCTGCTGGCCACGCTCGACCCGCTCGCCGGCATGGCGCGCAGCGACGCCGAGAAGCTCAACGCGCTCATGCACGAAGTCCGGGACCTGGACCCAATGCTGCCCGACCTGTTCCCCGCGCTGGCCGTCGCCTCGACCGACCCGGCCGCCCCGGCGAACACCGCGGCCGAGCACTGGCAGGACATGCCGGCGTTCGACAACCCGCCGGCGTCGGTGGCCCGGGTCGTCGTCCTGTTCCGGACCGAGGAGGATTTCGCCGCCTTCGCCGCACTGCTGGCCCGGCCGGTCCGCCGCACCGGCGTGCTCTGGTTCACGGCGGCCGGCGGCGCCACGAACGGCGACGACGACCCGGCCGACGAGCCCGGCGACGCGGACGAGCTGGACGACGCCTGACGTGACGCCCCGCTACCCGATCTACGTCATCTCCAAAGGCCGGTGGAAGTCACGGCTGACGGTCAAGGCGCTGGTCCGGTGCCGGGTACCCCACCGCGTCGTGATCGAGCCGCAGGAATACCCCCAGTACGCCGCCGTCATCGACCCGGCGACGATCCTGGTCCTGCCGTTCAGCAACCTGGGCCTCGGGTCGATCCCGGCCCGCAACTGGGTCTGGGACCACGCCGCCGCGGCCGGACACGCCCGCCACTGGATCCTGGACGACAACATTGGCGGCTTCCGCCGCTACCACCACGGCCGGCGCGTGCGGGTGGCCGACGGGTCGCCGTTCTACTGGGTCGAGCAGTTCGCCGACCGGTACGTCAACCTGGCTCTGGCCGGGATGCAGTACAACGGGTTCGGCGCCGGGGTGGCGTACACCGGCGGCCGCAACCCGCCGGTCGCGTTCAACACACGCATCTACTCCTGCATCCTCATCCAGAACGACATCCCGTTCCGCTGGCGGGGCCGGTACAACGAGGACACCGACCTGTCCCTCCGCGCCCTCAAGGCGGGCTGGTGCACCGCCCTCTTCTACGCGTTCCTCTGTGACAAGGCCGCCACCATGACGATGCGGGGCGGCAACACCGACGACCTCTATGCCGGCGACGGCCGGCTCCAGATGGCCCTGTCCCTCGTGGCCCAGCACCCGGACTGCGTCCGGGTCACCCGCAAGTGGGGCCGGTGGCAGCACCTCGTCGATTACCGCCCGTTCAAGCGCAACCGCCTCGTCTTCCGACCCGGCGCGGCCCCGGCCGGCACCCATTGTTGACACTATGCATATCGTATGTATGATACATATGATTGCCCCGGCTCGGGGGTTGGGCGGGGTAGCACCGTGCCACTGACGGAGGGAACGACGATGACGGGCATTCTCGACCAGGTGTTGGCGGCGACCGAGGCGGGGCCGGCGGTCGTGAGCGAGGAGCACGACGCGGGCACGATCAACTGGGTCGGCGGGGTGACAGACCCCGGCGAAATGATCGGGTGCGGCCGGTACCAGGAGCTCCGCCGCCTGGCCGGCGAAGGGGACGACGCCTACCAAGAGCGGCTCGCCCGGCTGCTGCCGGCCCTCCCGGCCGACCACCGCCGCCGGATCGAGACGGCAATGCGGGCCGCCGCCAACCGCCGGGCCGGCCTGGACACCAGCACCGGCAAGGTCGCGGTAATGGTCGCCGGCAAGCCGGCCTGGCATGGCCTCGGCGTGAACGTCAGAGAGGCGACCGACAGCGCGACGGCCCGGCGGCTGTCGCGGACGGACTTCGCCGTTGGCAAGGTCCCGCTGCAGTACGTCGACCCGGTCAGCGGCCTGCCGCTGGCGGCCCCTGGCGTGTTCGGGATCGTCCGGAAGGACACCGGCGCCATGCTCGGGCACGTCGGCCGGCAGTACAAGCCGATCCAGAACGACGAGGCGTTCGACTTTCTCGACTCGGTGATCGGCGATTTCGGGGCGCAGTACGAGGCGGCCGGCTCGCTCTTCGGCGGCCAGCGGGTGTTCATGCTCGTCCACCTGCCGAAGCAGGCGTTCACGGTCGGCCACCGGGACCGGGTCGAGCCCTACGCCATCTTCACCAACAGCCACGACGGTAGCGGGTCGGCCCGCTGCTACCCGACCTCCGAGCGGGTCGTCTGCGCCAACACGCTGCGGATCGCCCAGGCCAAGGGCCGGCAGGCGGGCATTTCGATCCGCCACACCGGCGACGTCAAGGCCCGGATCGCCGACGCCCGCACCGCGCTCGGGCTGGCGGTCGAGGGGTTCGCCGAGTTCTCGGACAAGGCCCAGGCGCTGGCCCGCACCCCCTGCCCGGACATCCGCCACTACTGCGACGACGTGCTCGACTCCGTCCTGGACGTGACGCTCGCCGACATGCAGAAGGGGGCCGACTTGCTCGCCGCCGTGACGGCCGCAACCGAGGCCGACCGGGCGCTGGAGGCCCGGAGCTTCGAGCGGAAGATCGAACGGCGGCAGGGCATCCTCGACGACATGCTGGCCCGGTACGAGTCCGAGCGGTGCGGGCTGAACGGCCAGCGGGGCACGGCCTGGGCCGCCCTGAACGCCGTCACCGAGGCCGCCGACCACGGCAAGCTCGGCGGCCGCTACGTCGGCACGGACGAGCAGCGGGAGAGCCGGCGGTTCGACTCGACGCTCAGTGGCTGGGCCGACGAGGTCAAACAAGTCGCCTACCAGCACGCGCTGGCCCTCGCGACGTGACCGCAGAGGGCGCGGGCCGCCCGCCCGCGTAATTCGGCCCGCCACGCCGGCGGCCGGTCCCCAGCCCGGAGGAGTCGTCCGTGATCGTGAACCTGTACGCCACCCGGCACCGCTGCTGGAAGTGTCAGGGCCTGCTCAACTACCTGAGCCAGCCGGTGTCGGGCTGGCGGTACCACTGCCCGCACTGTCAGCACCTGACGAGCCCGGAGTCCGAGCTGCGCCACGCGATGCAGGCCAAGCCCGAGCAGGCGGCCGGCATCGTCGCCGCCGTCGCCTGCCGGCTCGACATCCAGGCGCCCGAGCCCGCGGGGGCCCAATGACGAACACGCCCCCGCCCGCCGAGGCCTACCCGCTCTACTGGCCCGACGGCCGCCCGCGGACGCCGTCCTACCAGCGCTCGCGGTCGAAGTTCGACACGTCGTTCGCCCGCGCCCGCGACGAACTGGTGCGCGAGTTGAAGCTCCTCGGCGCGCGGGACGTGGTGCTGAGCACCAACATCGCCCTCCGCCGCGACGGCCTGCCGCTCGCCGGCCAGCGGCAGCCGACCGACCCCGGCGTCGCCGTCTACTTCACCCGCCCGGTCCGGGGCGGCGGGAGTCGCCAGTTGTGCTTCGCCTGCGACCGCTGGGACAAGGTCGAAGACAACGTCTGGGCGGTGTGCAAGACGATCGACGCCCTCCGCGGGATCGCCCGCTGGGGGACCGGCGACATGATCGAGGCCGCCTTCACTGGGTTCCAGGCCCTGCCGCCGGCCGGCCGCCCCTGGCACGCCGTGCTCGGCGTCCCGCCGGACGCGAGCGCCTTCGCGATCCAGACCGCCTACCGCGACGCGGCCCTCCGGTGTCACCCGGACCGCGGCGGGTCGACCGACGCGATGGCGGAGCTTAACCGGGCGTACGATGAGGCCCGCAAGGCCAAAGGGTCGCCCTGACCGATTCACCCCAACCGACGGAGGAGTCATTCGATGGCCGACCAACCGACCTACAAGCCGCCGCCCAAAAAGTACGACCTGCTGATGGGATCGCTCCACGGCCGCGCGGACGTGACCAAGACCAAACCGTCGCCGCTCCGCGTCATCCTGCCCATGATCGGGACGAGTCAGACGTTTATCGTCCAGACGTACCGCGACCGCGAGGACGGGGACACGATCTTCATCGAATACGTCGACGACGAGGGCACCGTCCGCCTGGCGTTGCCGCCGGCCGTCAGCCGCGTGATCGCCCGCCAGCGGGATGCCCTCACCGCCTCTGTCCGGAAGCGGGTCGCGACCGAGTCGGCGCTGGCCCGCAAGGCGGCCGGAAAGCTGCCGGCCTTCCTGAGGGGCAAGAAGCAGAAGCAGTGACCGCCCCGACGTGCGACCGGCGCGTACAATACGCGCCAGTCGCGCACCGCGTACGATTCGGAGGACGGACCGATGGCCAAGCCCAAGCGAGACGACGAGCCGATGCGCGTGACCATCCTGCTCGCCCAGGAGACGCTCGACAAGCTGGACGAGCTCCGCAAGGCCGCCTGGGAGGCTGAGGGTGGCAAAGAGCCACCGGCCCGCGGTCGGATGATTGACCGGCTCGTCGCCGACGCCCATGCGGCGCGCCACAAGACCCGACGCAATGTTCGGTAGTGGCCCAGCCGCGTGTTGGCTTCACGGGTTGGCGCCGAGCTTACCTTGCTTGGCGAGATACAACTCTACGTGAAGGGCGCACTGCCGGTAGGCCGAGTCACGCTTGCCGACCCATTCGGGTTTTTGGTTGTTGTTTCGATGCTCGTTTACGCATACCGATACCAAGTCGGGAAGACAGCGAGCGAGGATCTCCTCATTGGGAACCCGCCAGTCGAATTGAGACTTCTTGAGATCCCACACGACATTGGCCCGGAAGGCTGCGAGGATGGGATATAGCCAACCGTTGGGCAAACGGTATTTGCTGTTCTCCCCAAGGAAGTAAAGGTGCGCGTCCGCACTAGCCACGCGCCCCTTCTTCCCTTCGCCGAGCTTCATGCGACCGATCTGGAAATTGGCCCGATCCTTTGCGAGCGGAGGCGCGTCCCGCCTGATCATGTCCGCCAGCTTGAGGATTTCCGGCAGCCGCTTGATGACGAGCCTCGCTGGCGACGGTTCTGCCTCAAAGTCCTCAGCGAATTCCTTCACTGCTCTGGATTGGTGAGCGTAGAGGCCGTAGGGATGCTCGTCCTTTGCGTAGCGCTCGAAGTTGAACATCTCGATCAGTGCCAGAATCTCAGCGATGTAAACATCGCCCTCCGCGCCTTCGTGGTAAGCGATGGCGTCGTGCCCGATATGCCCCGTCATGACCTTCTTGATTTCATCGAAGTGGCCGCGCAGATTCTCTAGCGAAGGATCTTGGACCTGCTTCGACCGGTTCAAGCCCTCGGCGATTTCCGCCACCATGTCGTGTGGTACACCTTGAAGAAGGTGAAGGCGGACGAACGCTTGCTGGAGTGCAGCCATCTGATCACCGTCGGCAGTTTCGACCGCCTCTCGAATGGCGGCGAAAGTGTGGCCACCGTTGACGATCCCCTGCTTTTGCTGATTCGTGAGCGTCATGGTAAGCACGCCTGCTCCGCCCTTTTCACGCGCATGTTCGACGCTGTCGGCCAGGATGTAGATGCCCACATTCTTGAGGGCCATCTCTTCGGGTGATTCGCGCAATGTGTCCAGGATTGCCTTTGGAACTGGGCCGCTCAGCACACCCTTCGCATTCCGTTTGGGAACGCGTGGGTTGACCTTCATGAAGTCGCTAAGGCCCGGGGGCAAGTCCGTGACCTTGGCGAAGCAAGTGCCGATCTTCGCCCCGTCATATCCCGGAATAGGCAGACTGCGGAACTCTTCGGCCGGGATCGTAAAGGAGCGGGAGACTGAGGTAGACGGGAACGCGGAAGTGGTACGAACGGTCATGACGACCTCCATCGGTTTGAGCGAAAGGCATTTGCCCGCCGCTCGGACTTTCCAGCGCCGGTCGGCTCGACTTCCGAGCACATGAGACCGAAACTGGCAGAGGTACAATAGGGAAGCAGGGGCAAATGGTCAAGGCGCGCCCCCAGTAACTGCAGGGAACTTTGCCGACGAATTAGTGATTATCTTGAATCCCGTTGCATATCACCTTCGACCCGTCGGCCTGCCACTACATTTCTCCCTAAACACAGCCGTCCTGAGTCATAACCCCGCCTTGCGGCCCGCGCCGACCGCACCTCACAATGGCCGCCATGCCTGGCCGGGCAGTTATGCCCCGGCACTCTAACGCCCGGATGGTTATAGGCGGCATGGCCGGCGGCAAGCGATCCCCCGAACAGATCGAGCTCGACCGCGCCCGGATTGCCCGCTGGTGGGTCGAGAAGGTCAGCCAGGTCGAAATGGCCAAGCGGCTCGGCGTCAGCCAGCCGATGGTGAGCAAGGAGCTGCGCAAGCTCCGCCGCCAGTGGCAGGAAACCACCCAAGCCGACGTGGCCGAGGTGATGGCCGAAACTCTGCTCACCCTGGACCACGTCCAGCGGCAGGCGTGGGTCGGCTGGCGGAAGTCCCGCCGCACCGCCGAGCGGCAGACCAGCCGCAAGAGGGAGAAGCCCGGCAACCTGCCCGCGGGAGCCGCCGGCACCGCCCCGCCGCCGAACGTCGAGTTGGAGGCCACGCTGACGAAGGAGAGCCAGGCGGGCGACCCGCGGTTCCTGCAGGTGATCCTTGGCGTGCGGGACCAGATCTCCAAGCTCCGCGGACTGTACCCGCCGACCGGCCCGGACGGGGCGCCGCCGGCGGCGGCCCAGGCCCAGGTCGTGATCGTGCTCCCGGACAACGGCCGCGGCGACGGGCCGCCGGCGATCACGGTGGCCGAGGCCCGGGCCCGCGGCATCGAGCCCCCGGAACATGGCGATGAACCTGGGACCGCAGCCGGGTCGGCAGACGCGGTTCGCGACTAGCTCGGCCGACATCGCCATCTACGGGGGCCAGGCCGGCGGCGGCAAGACGTACGGCCTGCTGCTGGAGCCGCTGCGGCACCGGGAGCGGCCGGGGTTCGGGGCGACGATCTTCCGGCGGACCTGGCCGCAGATCATGCACCAGGGCGGGCTTTGGGACGAGGCGACGGAGATCTACCAATGCCTGGCCCGGTCGCACCGCGGGGAAATGTCCTGGACCTTCCCCTGCCCCGGCGGCGGCCACAGCCAGGTCCGGTTCGCCCACCTGCAGTACGAGCAGAACGTCGCCAACTACCAAGGGGCCCAGATCGCGCTCCTCGGGTGGGACGAACTCACCCACTTCACCGAGCGCCAGTTCTGGTACCTGCTCAGCCGGAACCGCTCGACCTGCGGCGTCCGCCCCTACTGCCGGGCGACGTGCAACGCCGACGCCGACTCCTGGGTCGCCGACCTGATCCGGTGGTGGTGGGACCCGGCGACTGGGTACCCGATCGAGGACCGGGCCGGCGTCATCCGCTGGTTCGTCCGCGTCCAGGACACGCTGCACTGGGCCGGCTCGCCGGGCGAGCTGACGGCCCGCTTCCCCGGCTCGCGGCCGCTGAGCCTCACCTTCATCCCGGCCGCCCTGACCGACAACCCGGCCCTGATGGGGCGGGACCCCGGCTACGCGGCGAAGCTCGCCGCGCTGCCGCTGATCGACTTCGAGCGGCTGGCCAAGGGCAACTGGAAAATCCGGGCCGAGGCCGGCAAGGTGTTCAACCGCGGCTGGTTCGAGGTCGTGGACGCCGCCCCGGCCGGCGGCATCGACTGCCGCTATTGGGACCTGGCCGCGACCGGCAAGAAGATCGCCGGCGACGACCCGGACTTCACCGCCGGCGTGCTCATCCGCCGCGTCGGCGGCGTGTTCTACGTGCTGGACCTGGCCGCGATGCAGGCCGGGCCGGCCGAGGTCGAATCGATCATGGACAACCTGGCCCGGCAGGACCGGAACCGGGCGGCCAGCCAGTCGAGCCGATACCTGCTCCGGTGGGAGCGGGAGCCGGGCTCGGCGTCGGTCCGCGAGACGGCCCGCCTGGTGCAGAAGTTCGCCGGACTAGACGCCGGCGAGGTCGTGAGCGGCCCCGGTGGCGTGCCGGGGGACAAGGTGGCGCGGGCCCGCGGGCTGGCGGCGCAAGCGCGGGCGGGGAACGTGAAGGTCGTGCGGGGCGATTGGAACGAGCAGTTCCTGAAGGAGCTTCACGGGTTCCCCGACCGGCCGCACGACGACATCCCGGACGCGGCCAGCGGGTCGTTCAACGCCCTGGTCGAGCCGGGGACGGTGACGACGGCCGACGCGATCCGCCCGGCCGCCCCGGCGAACCGGCCCGCAGCGTTGCAGGCGCCGCCCGGCGTGTTCCGGCAACCGAAGGGGAGCCCGTTCCGGAAATGAGCCGCACGCGGATCAAGCGGCCGCACGAGGGTTGACGTCATGGGCATCCCCGCCACGCTCGCGAAGTTCGCGGCCCCGGTCATCCGGCTCGTTGGCGGCCGGCCGCCGGGCGGCCCGGACCCCGGGCTGACGCGGCTGTTCCACGAGCGGATCAAGCAACTCTACACGACGACGCCGATCCGATTCCTGCCGTCCATCTCGTCCCTCACGGGCGAGACGGTCGAGATGCGGCAGGCCTACCGGGAAATGCTCGGCGACCCGTTCGTCAAGTCGGCCGTGTTCACGAAGGTCTGGGCGGTCGCCAGCCAGGACATGCGGGTGAAGCCGGCGGAGCCCAACGACCCGGCGGCCAAGGACCGGGCGAAGAAGGACCAGCACGCGCTCGACCGGTGCGAGGGCGGCTTCGCCGGGCTCGCCTGGGCGATCATCGTCGGCGCGCTGCTGGAGGGCCGCAGCCTGTGCGACCCGGTCTACGAGGTCGAGACCCGCGGCCCCTACAAGGGCAAGCTCGTCATCCTCGCGAAGTTCAAGGACAAGGACCCCCGGACGTACGACTTCTGGGTCGACCCGTACCTGAACGTCATCGGCGTCTACAGCCACCGCGGGAACATGGTCGACTGGTACGACCCGCGGGACTTCGCCATCTACATCAACTACCGCATCTACGGCAACCCGGCGGGGATGGCGGACCTCCGCGCCGCCTACCGCGGCTGGTGGAAGCTCGACGCGATCGGGCAAATGCGGATGATCGGCCTGGACAAGTACACCGGGCCGTTCATCAAGGCCAATTTCTCCGACGAGACGATCCGGGCCAGCCTGGAGGCGGCCCTGAAGCAGGCCCGGCGGGACGGCTACATCACCCTGCCGGCGGGCACGACGGTCGACATCCTCGACCTGCTGCCCCGCGGCACGTCGGACTTCGCCTCGGCCGAGGCCGACGCCCAAAAGGAGGTCGTGATCGGCATCCAGGGGGCGTTCCTCCAGCAGCTCGAAGGGCAGACGCCGAACGGGGCCGGCAACTCGCTGGTCCACAAAGACACCGCCGAGTTGTTCCAGTGGGCGGTCGCGACGGCGGTCAAGAACGTGCTCAACGAACAGGTGATGCCGCGGCTGACCGAGTTGAACCACGGCACCGACGTGGAGCCGAACAAGGTCGTGCTGGGTTCCGTCAACGCCCAGGCCCTCCTGGCCGAGTTGCAGATCGACGAGGGGATGCAGCGGCTCGGGTACGACCTGTCGAAGTCCGAGGGCTACGAGCGGTACAACCGCACGCCGCCCACGGACGAAAACGACACGCTCCGCCCCCCTGCCCTGCCCCAGCCGGCCGGGGGTCCGGCGGCCGCCCTCCCTTTTGACGACGCCGGCCGGGCGGCCGCCGTGCCGGCCAGGCCCGACCCCGCGCCGCCGCGGCGCGGCCTGCCCGTCCCGCCGCCGGCCCACGCCGGCGACGAGGCCCTGGCCGGCCCGGACGGGGCGAAGGTCCGCGACCTGCTCCGCCGCAGCAAGGCCGCACTCGTCGCCAAGCTCGCCGACGTGACGGCGGCGGCCGCCCGCCGGTTGCTCGCCGACCCGAAAGCCGCCCTCCGGGCGAAGCGGCTGTTCAGCCACGAGGAAGCGGCTGACATGGCCGACACATTCGCCGCCGTGCTGGCCAGCGGCGACCTGCTCGGCCGGTCCCGAGTGCGTCTCCGCCAGCGGCAGGCGGTCGCCGCCGCCGGCGCGCGGACGTTCGGCGACCAGGACGCGCCGTGGGAGTCGTTCGCCGACGCCGTCGAGCCGATGCCGGCGGCCCAGGCGTTGGCCTACTTCCAGGGGCTGGTGCCTGAACTCAACCTCGACCCGAAGAAGTTCGCCGCCGGGATGGAGCGGCAGGCGTTCACGGCGTCGGCGGCGGCTGACAGGACGATGCTCGACCGGCTCAAGGAAATCATCCGCACCGCGCTGGAAGGCGGCGAGCCGCTCCGGACCACGGACAAGGCGGTCGGCAAGCTGCTGGACGACGCCGGCGTGTCGCCGCGGAACCCGCAGTACGCGGAAATGGTCGCCAGGACCAACCTGATGGACGCCTACAACACGGGCTCCTGGCGGGAAATGCAGGACCCCGACGTGCAGGACACGTTTCCCGTCTGGAAATACGCCGGAATCGCGGACGGGCGGCAGCGGAAGGAGCACGCGGTCCACTTCGGCCGGTACTACCCGGCGTCGGCCACGTTCGCATCGGTCCGCGACTCGGTGGCCGGCCAGTTCGACGGGTACAACTGCCGGTGCTCGTTCATCCCGGTGGACAAGTGGGAGTGGAGGCAGCTGGAAGCGTCCGGCAGCCGATTTGCTTGATTGCTTATCTCCGCTGTGGCCACCTCGGAGAACTGAGCCCACAACCATCGATTGCGCCAACCTGAGCTGGCGACGGGGGTCACGCCGACGTTGGTGGGCGACGCCAAACGTTTCATGGCGACCCCGGCCAGGACGAATAGGCCGCGTGAGCCGGTATATCGAGAGCTAGGCCGCGCGGCGTATCCCGCGCATTATCCTGGGGTCCAGAGCGCATTCTCAAAGAGTTCCGCGGCTAACTCTTGCCGGTAGGTTACGGCTCGGTAACATGCAGCGCGCGCTGGCTATTCAATGGTTGGGCAGCTTGAAGCCCGGGAACCGGGCCCATCCGGTGACCATCAACGCAAAGGACGAAAGACCATGAGTCAGAAGCAAATCGACACCGAACTACAGCGCCTTCGCAGGGCGCTCGGCAGCGTCAAGGAACCAGATCCTGTTGACGTGGCCGTCGTCGAGGCCCTCGCTTCAAACGATGTGCAGAATTTGCTGCGCCCCATCCTTGATGATGGGGCCTTGCTGCAGGGCGTCACGATGGAAGCGGCGGGAACGATGGCCGGAGTGGCGCAGTTGACGTTCGAGACTACGTGGGCACCTGGACAGAGCCGCATCTCCCCCCCGCCTCGGGTGGGCGCGCTTGTGGAAGTGTCACCGCCCCGCGTCCTCAAGGCCGTTGAGCTTCTCGCAGGCTCCAGCCCAACAGCGGGCGCCTTCGTGTCTCCGTCCGGGCCTGCTCCAGTGGCTCTTCAACAGCTCGGTATCCCGACTGCTTCACAGGCGCTGGCGTATTCGGCCGAGGCGACTCGGTCAACCGCAGAGTGGCTGAGGAGCCAAGGGTTTGCCGACAGGATGAGACCAGTAGGCGGGTTGACTTCGGGAACGAAGTGCACGAGCCTGCTGTGCTTCGAGAAGGGGCATGACGACTTCGACTGAAATGATCCTAATCGTCGCACCCGAGGATGACCTTCACGCCTGCGTCGTGGCCGAGAGACTTCGCTCTCGTGGACGCCAGGTAGCCGTCTGGAACACTACCTGGTTTCCATGGAGAGAACGGCTGTCCTGGTATTCGGAAGAAGGGACCGTACGAGCAGTTGGTGGCGCGGGTGTTGACCTGTCCGCGGCGTCGATGGTGTGGTGGCGCCGTTTCCGGCAACCCACCCCAGATCCTTGCATCACGGATCCTCACGTGCGGAGATTCTGCGCCTCTGAGTCAGCGCATGCACTTCGTGGGATGTTTGCCTCCCTTGGTGCACCCGTCATCAATGACCCTGACGCTGAACGCCACGCTTCCCTGAAGCTCGCGCAGTTACGAGTTGCCAAACGGACAGGCCTTTCCGTTCCGCGTACGATTGTCTCGAATGACCGAGCCGAGATTCTCAACTTCCTCCGTGTCTGCAAGGATGCCATCTGCAAGACCATCGTCTGCGACTACCCGCATAGCATTCCGACGCGACCGTGTTCGCCTTCTGATTTTGCGTCAGAGCGCGATGTATCGCTTAGCCCGATCATTGTTCAAGAACGCGTAATCGCAACTTTGGACATCCGCGTGACCGTTGTCGACCTCCAGGTCTTCGCGGGCGAACTCGATCGTCCGGACATTAACGAGAACGTGGATTGGCGGATGACGGCGACCGGCTGGCGGCCACACGTTCTTCCTTCGGAGGTTACAGAACGGCTACTACTTCTCCTAGATTCTCTCGGGCTCGTTACGGCAAGCATTGACATGCGGCTTACACCCGACGGGCGTTATTTCTTTCTTGAGGTGAATCCAAGTGGCCAGTTTCTGTTCCTAGAGGTCGATGCGGGACTTCCAGTATCTGGTGCATTCGCAGATGTCCTTATCAATGGCTCTCGGCGCCTTCGTCGGCTTGGACTCGCTCAGGAGCACACTGGGGGTGCGCCGTCAGTTTCTTGAAAGTCCGTCCATGACGACCCCCGAAGACCTATACTGGCACGCCTCGACAATGGGGCTCCCGTCGCTCGAACGGGTAGATCAACTGCGCCAGGCGGCAGCCGTTTGGAGATCGCAAGGGCAACTCCTCGCAGCAGGAATTGCCTTGTCCGGTGTCGCCCGTACAGGATGGGGCCTGCTTGACATAACAACATCGCTTCAGTCCGTTCATGAGGCGATCGCTGCCTTCCGAGATGTCATAGCGCAGAGTCCGGCCGGGTCGTTAGATGCCTTGGTAGCCTTCAAGAAATGGTCAGAAGCACTGTGGCTGGCGTACGCGGACGGACCTGGGGGACAGCAGCAGCACCGACGCGATTCGGAAGCGCTTTCCGTCGCCCACGCCGAGCGGCTGCTCGCTCAATTCAGCGAACATCCTCATGCCGACTCTTTCCTTGTCCGCGGCTTTATTGCGCGCGGCCCAGTTTGCGGACCTTGGGTGCCCGAATTCCCGGATGGGGAAGTGAACGACTCGATCACGCAAGGCGGCGAGCGCGTTTGGTTGTTCCACATGCCCTCGGCATTCCGCTTGCTCATCCGAGTCGGGGACTTCCGCGCCGCGCGTGAGATTTGTCTGCTCTTTCCTACCGCATTTGCGTCGCCCGGGCTACGAGGTTGGCGATCCGCGGTTGAGGGTTTTGTCGATCCCGCCACGTCATACGGCGCGTTCCTCGCCGCCGCAGAGGCGTTCGACGAGGACACGCCGGAGCGCGGCAAAGACGCCAGTGGCTCATGGACCTCGATCAACCGGGATCTGTGGGCGCCTTATTTCCGGTCTCGGTCTTGGATGGCGCGGGCGGTCCGCGAACCGGAAAGAGTTGAAGAGTGCATCTCCGCCGCAGCGGAGTGCATGCCCGCGCGCCGGTACTCGCACACCGGCGTCCAACGATATCACCTCCTCATTCGATCTTTGGCCGGTCTCCTTGGACTGCCCCACGGCCTTGAGCAAGCCCAGGCCCGCCAGGAATTCGAGAAGGAGATTCGAGACTTCGGCGACACCGACGGTGACCCCTCGGTCCGAGAATTCCTTGACCACGCCTATTCCGGGTTTGAGCAATTGCGTGCAGACCGCTTTCAAGGAATCACATCTATAGGCCGTGCGATGGTGGCGCTCGACCGCATCCCGCTGCTCCGCGGGCCGGATACCGGAGCGGTGAGCACAGCGATGGATCGGCACACGGTCGGGATTCTTGAGGGACCCTCGCGCATCTGGATTCATCGCACCCTAGAGAGCATCCGAGACGAGAAGAAACTGCAGCGAGTTCTCTTTCGACTGTTCCAGAACTCGGTGCCCCAGTACGCACAGGTGCGACACGGCCCGTTCGAGTACGGCAAAGACATCGTCGTGGCCGCAGAGGAAGGCGGCGAACTGATCCTGCGGATGTATCAAGCGAAGTGCGGGGACATCAAGAAGCCGGACTGGAACGTGATTCGACCCCAGTTGGAGGAGATTTTCCAGATTCCTTTGAGCAAGCTTCAGATCCCGCTCCCTGTCCAACGGCAAATCGGCATCCTCGTCTGGAATGGCCACGCCGAACCACACGTTGAGCCGATCATGGAGGGGTGGAAAAAGGACCAACAGACGGCGTTTCAGCGTGAGTATCAGTTCATGCACCTGGACGGTATCGTCGGTTACATCTTGGACAAGCGCCTCGTGAATGCGCTTCGCGAGGCCCTGAGTGAGGCTGGTGTCGCGGTCGTGTAAAAAACCGGAAGAAGGAAAATTGGTCTTGCTGCGGTCGGTACGGTCCCGATCGTGTTGTCACGATTCTGACTAAACGCGCCTCCACACCTCTCGTCCGCCACCGCATCTCAACAGCCGCCAGCGAATTCTCCGCCCCCCCTCCTTGCACCCCGCGCCGTCCGCAGCCAACACTAGGCACCATCATGCCGGTGCCCGTGCCAGACCTGGCGGTCGTCAATCGGGTCGAGATCTTCGAGGCCGGCGTGCACAAGGGCCGGCCCTACACGGTGTGGATGCTTGACCAGGCCGTGGCGAACTTCGCCCGGTTTAGCGGGGCCGCGGGGGCAGCGATCGGGATCAAGGTGGACCCGCCGGTCGTCCTCGGCCACTCGGAGGACCAGGCCCTGCTGGACGACAGCGGACTGCCAGCGGCCGGGATCGTCACCCGCATGTGGCGCGACCGGTCGAAGCTGATTGCCGACTTCGGCGACGTGCCCGGACCGGTGGCCGGGCTGATCAACCAGCGGGCGTACCGGACCGTGAGCGCCGAGTTCTGGCTCGACTTCGAGGACCAGGGCCGCCACTTCGGCCTGACCCTAAAGCGGGTCGCCATCCTCGGCGGCGAAGTGCCCCAGGTCAAGAGCCTGGCGGACATCCCACGGGCCGTGTTCGTGGACCGGTTCGCCGACCGCGGCCGGACCAGCCACCGGCGGCTGGCCCGTCGACGGCCTGTGCGGCTGGCACGGGGGCGCGAGCGGCCGACGCAGCACGGCACGGTGGTGTGCTTCTCCGACCTGGTCGATTCGGGGGCGGCGGCCCGCGGCGCCATCCGGTTGTTGCGGCCGGTCATCCGGCTCAGGGGGAACGGGCGATGAACCGCGATCAGATGATGGAACTGGTGAAGTCGAGCGGGATGCCGTTCGACCAAGCCTGGCTCGACTCCCTGTCGGACGAGCAACTGGCGGGGCTGATCGCCTGCCTCACCCCGAAGGGCGACGACGCGGCCGGCACCGGCGACGGGTCGGGGACGCCGCCGGCCAACGTCGCGGCCAACGCCGACGACGACCCGGACAAGAACACGGCGGCCTGTGCGGACGGAACCGCTACCCCGGCGGCGCCGGCCGCCCCGGCCGTCGGGCAACTCCCGGTGCCAACCGCCATGACGATCAAGTTCCGCGACTTCCAGACCAGCACGGCCCGCATCGAGCAGCGGCTCAACGCCGCCGACCGACTGGCCGCCCAGCGGCTCAACGCGGAAAAGGACCGGCTCATCGACGCCTACTGGGCCCAGTTCCTCAAGGCCGAGGTCCGGGTGCCGTCGCAAGAGGAGAACACCAAGCGGGCGCTCCGCCGGTGCGACGCGGTGCAACTCGTGGCCAAGTTCGCGGACATGCCGGACGCCGGCCCGATGACGGAACTCGACTACGAGGCCCGCCGCATCCTCGCGGAGCCGAAGGTCGTCAAGTTCGGCGAAAAGATGCCGCAGGACCGGCCGGCGAAGCCGGCCCCGATGACGCCGGAGCGGCAGAAGTTCCTGCTCAGCCAGGACGCCGTCGGCCGGGCCATCGTGCGGGCCAAGGCGGCCGCTGCCGCGTCCTGACCGCCGGTCGGCGGGTGGTGAGTGATTGACCAAGCGACGAGGTGATGCATGACGGGGAACATCGCGACGTACACCGGCGGCGGCCTGCAGCCGTTCGAGAACCCGGAAGAGGCCCGCACCATCCCGGTCGTCCTGCCGGGCGGGGTGAGCTACCCGCAAGGCCAGACGCTCGGCCTGGTGCCGGGCAACGGGACCGCCACGAACGAGGTCCAGACGCTGACCGCCGGCGGCACCGTGAGCGGCGGCACCTACCAGTTGCTCTGGAACGGCGTACTGCTGCCGGCCGCGGGCCTGGCCTACAACGCCGCCAACGCCACGATCCAGACCCAGATGGACGCGCTGGTCGGGGCCGGCAACAGTGTCGTCGGCGGCGGCCCGCTTCCGGGCACGCCGGTGACGATCACATTCCAGGGACAGTTGGCCGGCCGCCGGCTGCCGCTGATCGTCGTCGTCAGCGCGCTGACCGGGACCAACCCGACGCTGACGCCGACCCGTTCGACGCCGGGCATCGGGGCCAACGGGTTCTACCGGGACTACGCCTCGGGCAACTCGGACGGCTCGCAAGTCGCCCGGGCGCTTCTGGTCGAGGCCTGCACGACGAACCCGGACGGCACGATCGCCACGCTCAGCGGCGTCTCCGGGGCCGGGTTTCCGACCGCCACGGCGTTCGTCAGCGGGACGTTCCGCGGCAGCGACCTGACCGGGTTCGACTCGACCGCCCTGAGCGGCATGAACGCCCGCGTCATCGCCGGCATCCCCGGCACCCTGACCGATCCGACGACCCTGATCCGCATCCCGTAACCCGGGCGGCAGCGGACCCTGACCACGAACCCGAACCGCGGGAGAGACTTCGATGGCGACGTTCGTCTGGCCGACCTCGGCCGAAGTCCAGGAGATCGAACAGCTTTACCTGCCGCGGCTGGAGGACGGCCGGGTCGGGCTGGAGTTATTCCCCGTCGTCAGCGAGGACGTTGACGAGGTCATGTGGGAGCAGATGGACAACTTCCAGGGGCTGCAGGGCGTCCGCGGCCTGAACGGCGAGCCGGGGGCCGTGAAGAAGACCGGGGCCAAGCGGTACCAGATGCGGCCCGGGTACTACGGCGAATTCGAGCGGATCGACGAGGAAGAACTCACCCGCCGGCGGAAGCTCGGCACGTTCGGCCAGCCGATCGACATCGGCGACCTGACGACGATCGCGGACCGCAAGCTCATGCAGCGGGAACTGGACCGGATCGAGTGGATCGTCTGGACGCTGCTGACGACCGGCACGTTCGCCGTGTCCAACTCGGCCGGCATCCTCCACACCGACACGTTCCCGATCCAGACGTTCACCGCCTCGCCGGCGTGGAGCAGCACGTCCACCGCGACGCCGGTCGCCGACCTGCGGACGATCGCCCTGAACCAGCGCGGGCTGTCCACCAACTTCGGGGCGGCGGCCACGCTCTACGTCAACAAGGTCAAGGCGAACCAGTTGCTGTCCAACAGCAACAGCAACGACCTCGGCAAGTACAAGCAGGACGGGAACGGGCAGCAGGTGCTGGTGACCGTCAGCGACATCAACAAGATCCTGCTCGCCCAGGACCTGCCGCAGATCGAGGTGTACGACGCCGGGTATTACGACGAGACCGGGACGTTCAACACCTACCTGCCGAACAACAAGGGCGTGCTCGTCGGCCCGCGGATGAGCGGGGCGACGGTCGGCGAATACAAGATGACCCGCAACGCCAACAACCCCGACCTCGGCCCGGGCCGGTACCAAAAGGTCATCGACCGGGGTGAGAACGAGGTGCCCCGGATCATCGAAGTCCACCGCGGCCACAACGGCGGCCCGGTGCTGTATTTCCCCGGCAGCATCGTCGCCCTCACCATCTGAGCGGCAGGGCCGATTTCCACCCGTGAGAGTGGGCCGGGTGCCTGGCACGGGCCAGCCCCGGCCCCGGCGGTTGAGGGAGCAGCGTCATGGCGAATTCCAACGTGGTCATCCTGGCCGGCATGGTCGGCTGCTACGTTCGCGGCGACGTGGTGGACGGCGTGCGGGCGTTCGGCCCCGACCTGCGGCGGCTCGTCCGCGAGGGTGCAGTGGCCTACACCGACGAGCCGGCCCGCGGGACGCCGATCCCGGAGGACGCCGGCCAGCCGCCGGAGCACCCGGAGGTGAAGGCCATCCGGGCGGAGTACGACGACCTGTACGCCGATCACCGGGAATTGCTCGCCGCCCACCAGGCGCTCAAGGCGACGGCCGACGCCCACGCGGCCGACGCCGAGCAGGCCCGCAAGGACTTGGAGCGGGCGCGGGACGAGCACGCCGCCACGGCGGCCGAGCGCGACGCGCTGGCGGCCCAGGTGGCCGACCTGACGGGCAAGCTGGAAACAGCCGCCGGCGCCAAGGAGGGGGCCGGCGGCAAGGACACCGGGAACGGCAAGGCCAAGAACAAGCCGGCCGCGTGAGGTAGCCTGTGGCATTCGTCACCCCGCTTCAGGTTCAGACGGCGATCGCGGCCCGGCTGAAGCTGACCGACATCACCAAGGTGCCGGGGGCGACGGTCAACGCCATTCCCGACGCGATCGACCGCGGCTATCAGGAGATCGTCTCCAAGCTCCTCGGCCGCGGCTACACGATGACCCAGATCGTCGCCTGGGACCGGGCGGCGGAGTTCAACCGCGACCTGGCGATGTTCTGGTGTGCCGTCCAGTCGGCCAACCTGGACGCTTCGGACCTTTGGGTGCAGAAGCTCGACCGCCGCAAGGAACTCGACACCGTGGCGATCACGATCGGCGGCGTCCTGGTCAACCCGGGCACGTCGGGCGGCGGCCAGGTCGGGTTCGGCACGCTCGACACGACCAACGACATCGTCACCCGGACCTCGCGGACCAATCTGGTGGACCGGGCGACGGGCAGGACCCGATGGTGAGGTGAGACATGGCAGCCCCGGTAACGGCGGGCACCCCCGTCACGCTTCCGCCACCCGTCGCGTATACGGTCATGGCCCCGATCTCGCAGCAGGCGCCGGCCGCCAATACGAACGCCAATTTCGGTGTTCGACCGACCCCGAGTACGAGCAACTGCGTAGAGATCGCTCAAATTCTCTGGTCGTATAGCGCCACCCCGACCGGAGGGAACCTGACGATCTCATGGACCGACCCGGTCGCGGGGGCGGTGACCGAGACGTACTACATCACCGCCGGCGGCCCCGGCTCGATAACGTTCAATCCGCCGCGCCGGTTCCCCACCGGCCAGATCGTCACCCTGACGCTGGCGGCCGGCGGGGCTAGCTGCGCGGGCACGATCTACGCCAACGCGGGCCAGGACGTGCCCTGATGGCCGGCAAGGCGCTCTCACTCCCGGAGGCGACGGCCGAACTCGACCGCATGGCGGCCGCCGCCGGCCCGGCCCCCGAGCCGCTGATGAAGGTGCTCGCCGTCGCCGTCGGGGCCGACGCCAAGGAGAACTTCGACCGCGGCGTGGACCCCGACGACAAGCCGTGGGCCCCGCTGGCGTTCCGGCGGCCGTCGAGCCAGGGCTCGGACAAGCCGCTCCGCGACACTGGCCTCCTGATGGCCTCCGTCATCGGCCAAGCCCAGGGCCACGTCGAGCGGGTCAGTCCGGGAATGCTGATCGTTGGCACCAATCGGCTCGGGGCGGCGCTGATGCAGGACGGCGGCACGGTCGTTCCCAAAGCCGGCAAGGCGCTGGCGATCCCGCTGACGCGCGAGGCGGCCGCCGTCGGCAGCCCCCGGAGCTTCCCGCGGCAGTTGTTCCTGCTCTGGCGCAAGGGCGCGACGAGCGGCGTCCTGGCCGAGCGGGTCGAGAAGGGTCGGGGCAAGAACAAGCTCGCGGAGGTCGTCGCCCAGTTCGCCCTCGTGGCGAAGGCGGTCGTCCCGGCCCGCCGGTTCCTGGGGGCCGGCAAGCGGCTAATCGGCAAGTTGAACCGCATCATCCGCGGCTGGTACGCCGAGCGGTTCGGGAAAGGGGCCTGACGTGGCGGTGGCGACGGTGACCATCACCGACCGAGCGGACGGGACCGGGGCGGACGCCGACTTCGAGCACGGCCCGCCGGGCGCCGCCAACGTCCTTTTCGTCGCGTCGGTCACGGGGCAACTGGGCATCCTCCCCTGGACCCAGGTCGCCACCCGGACCGGGGACGGCCCGATGCCGGTATCGATCGCCCCCGGGTACTACTTTTGGAAGGTCGAGAGCACCACCGGCGGCTCGGTGACGGACTGCCCGATCGTCTACCAGAACGTCACCGACGGGTTGGCGGCCCTGCACAGTCGCTTCCTCGACGGCGTCGAAGCGCAAATCCAATTGCTCGCGCTCCCGAACGTGGCGGTCGTGCGACGGTGCGGCGTGCCGCAGCAGGAGCTTGTGCAGGGGCCGCTCACCGTGTTGGTGACCGCGTTCCTCAAGCCGGAAACGGCTCTCGGCGGGACGTTGCAGCGCGACGACTTCGGCTACCCGGCATACGTCTGTCTCGTCGCACCGGCCGGGGCGGGTTACGACGACCAAGAGCCCACGCTGCTACTGAACCGGCAGAAGATTCGGCGGACGTTCAGCGGCCTGAGGGTGCCCGGTGTGCCGGAGATTTTGGTTTGCACGATCGAGCCGGACCCCGTCATCGACTGGAACCCCAGGCTCGAAAACTACCAATTCAGCGCAATGACGATCCGGGGGCACGGCCGCGAGGTCCGCGGGTTCGGGGCGTGAGCGAGGTGGATCATGGCAGGCGTGTTCGGCTACCAGGCCAAATTCGGGGTCGGCTCGGCCAACCCCGTCACCGTCGCGATGGACATCCAGAGCGAGGGCCTGGTGCTCGTCGAGGAGTTCGCCGACCTGAACGGGCTGCGGGGGACGCGGAGCCGGCACAAGAACCGCCGGCGGGTCGCCCGCCAGCACGTCGGCGGCCCCGTGGTCATCTACCCGACGCCGGTCGAGTTGGTGTTTTGGCTCCAGTACATCATGGGCGGCACGCCGTCCGCGGGCGTGTACGGGCTGGCCGAAGCGCTGCCAACCTTTTATGCGACCTCCGACCGCATCCAGAAGGTGTTCACCTACGCCGGCTGTGCGGTCGACCGGGCGACGCTCAGCGCGCGCTCGGGCGAGGCGTTGATGCTGACGCTGGACGTCGTCGGCCAGACCGAAGCCGTCGGCAACGCCGGCACGTTCCCGGCGCTGACGATTGACGAGACGACGCAGCCGTTCATCTTCAGCGACCTGGCCCTGGTCATCAACGGCCAGACCTACCTGTGCCGGGAGTTGTCGCTGACGGTGGACAACGCGATCGACAAGGACCGGTTCCTGAATTCGCTCACGCTGTCGAGCGTCCAGGCGACCGACCGGCACATCACGCTGGCCACCAACCTGCCCTACGGCGACGCTTCCGCGGCTTACGGGGCCGGCGCCGCGGGCGTGGCCGCCACGGCGACGTTCACCAACGGCGGCACCAGCCTGCTACTGTCGATGCCGGCCCTGCAGTGGGGGAAAGCGTCGCCGGTCGCCGGCGGCCGGCAGGAGATTTTCCTCCCCATCAACGCCCAGGCGATGGAGTCGGCCGCCGCGCTGGACGAGTTGGTGGCGACGCTCGACAGCACACCGTGAGCCGGGGCGACGGCCCCGCCTTGCCTCCCGCGCCGGCCGCAGACCAGAATTCGGCCGGCGTTTTTCCGTTCCACCCCGCGGGGCTGCCATGGCACAGTCGATCTTCGCACAGGACGGATTCACCATCACCGACACGATCCCCGGCGTCCCGGGCCTCTACCCCCCGGTGCGTCTCACCTACCGGCCGTGCTCCGACGACGAGGCCCGGGAGTTCGAGCGGACGCCGGATGCCAAGGCGAAGGCGGCCCGGGCGGCGCTGATCCTGAGCCACTTGGAGAATCAGACGATCTCCGCCGTCTCGGTCGACGCGGCCGGCAAGGAAACGCTGGCGACGGCGGTGCTCACGGCCGAGACGTTCGGCAAGCTGCACGCCGGCATCGGGGCCGCGATCGCCAACCGGGTGCTCGGGTACGTCGGCCCGGCGGCGGCGTCGGAGGGAAACTGACCCGCGGGGTGTGGCTGGCCCTGGCGCACCCGCACCTGCCCTCCTGTGAGGACTGCATCCGCTTCCTCTACGGCCGGGACGGGACGTGCCGGACCAAGCCGGAAAACTCGCCCGACCCCGGGCACCGGGTGAGGCGAACGCCCGGCACGCCGTTACCCTGCTACACATGCCCCAAGATCCCAGCTGCTCGGCCGCCCGTCCCGGCCTCGGCGGTTGAACTGGACGAGCGCGGCCGACGGGCCTTGCAGCATTACCAGCGGTGCCGGGCGGTCAACTGGAACGTGCCCGACGCGTCCGATCCGCTGGTTCAGCAGCACGCGGCGATCATCCGGGCGGTCGAGGACATGATCGAGCGGCAGGACGAGGCGCGGCAACTCGTGACGCTGGGGCGGATGATCCGGGACAGGGACAAGTGAGATGGCCGACGGCAACGCGACCGGAACCGAAGTGCTGTTCACCCTGAGGGTGGACAACAAGGCGTCGGAGCCGCTCAAAAAGGCGGCGAAGGATTTCGACGCAGCGGCGGAGGCGTCCAAGCGTCTGACGGCGGCCGACCAGGAGCGGCAGGTCAAGGCGGCGATGGAACGGATGCGGCCCAGCCCGCCGCCCCTGCCGCCCTCCTTCCCAAAGACCGTAGCCCAGGAAGCCCGCGAGCAAATCAACGCGGACCGTCACAGCCGACTGGTCGCTCAGGAGAAATGGCGGCAGTCGGGGGGCGGGTTCATTTCGCCGGACTTGAAGGCGAGGCTGACGAGGGCGGCCGGGCCGCTCGGGGCGATCGCCGGGGCCGACCTGGCCATCCGCCACGTCGCGACCGGGATCATCGACGCCCACGGCCGGATGTCGGCCGAGCGGATCGCGCTCGGCGGCGGCCCGGCCAGCGCCAACGAGGCGATCGACGCCGCGACCAAAAGCTTCCAGAAGATGGTCCCGGTCGTCGGGACATTCATCAGCATGGCCGAGGCGGCGGCCCGGTCACTCGCGCACATCTCGATGGCCGGCCTGCAGGTCCAGAGTCGCATCGTCGCC